CCATACCATCCTCCACCACCGCCGTCCTGTTCGACAACTTCGGCATCATCAAGGGCGCTGCCGTGGCCCTCGGCTATTCCCTGCATCGTGTGCCTCCAGTCAAATGGCAGGAGCCGCTCGGCCTTGGTGGCCGCAAGTCCTGTGCGACGCAGCCTGAATGGAAGCGCAAGCTGCGGAACAAGGCGCAGGAACTGTACCCGCAGATCGATGTCACCTTGCAAAATGCCGATGCGCTGCTGCTCTTGAGTTACGCAAGGCAGAATCAGAAGTGAAACGGGACCGCAAAGACTCAGCCTGGTATCAGCATCGCCTCGAAGAGGCAAAGAAACCACGTCCCATGACACAGAACGAAAAGGACTCCTTGCACATGTCCAACAACGATCTTCTCGCCGAGGCAAAAAGCCTTGTGCAGAGGGCCATCGATCGCGGCTGGATGAGCTACCCCAAGAGACTCACCGTCGCAGACCTGAAGAAGCATTATGATCAAGAAATCCAGAAAAGGTTACACCGTGACATCGAAGACCGGTGACAAGAAGATGGGCACCTACCCATCCAAGAAGCAGGCCATCAAGCGCATGCTTCAAGTCGAGTACTTCAAGAACAAGAAAGCCTAGGCTACCAACCTACATCCAATGACCTCACAAGAATTCCACGCAATCCTCAACGGCTTCGGCGCCTTCTCATCCGCACTCATCGCGGTGTCCTGGGTGCTGATCTACTTCGTGCAGCTCAGAGAGGAAGCTCGTCGCTTTGTCCTGTCCTTCGGACTCGGCGTCGGGCTCTGCCTCCTTGGCATCTACTTCCTCCTGCTGACATTCACCCGGTTCGTCGAGTAAGGAGGAACCGCCATGACAGCCATTGAGCGGGCCAGACTCTGGCTCGCAAAGCTCCCTCCTGCCATCTCGGGTCAAGGTGGCCACAACCAGACCTTCACCGCAGCACGCGGCCTCTGCTGGGGCTTCTGCCTCGACATCAAGGACGCCTACGACCTGCTCGAGGAATGGAACCGGTCCTGCCAGCCCCCATGGCATTCGCGGGATCTCACCCACAAGATCAAGCAGGCATCTACCCAGCCGTTCGGCTTTCCACGCGGCTACCTGCTCAACGCCGGGCATGAGTCCACGCCTGCTGCCAAGGTCGACATCACGCGCTACAAGCTACCCAGCAAGACGCCTGTGCCCATGACCGAGTCCACCCAGCATCAGATGCCCGGTGAGGAGTTCGTGACCTTCCTAAAGGCAGCCTTCGTGCAGGACGAGGTGGTCTGCATCTGCAATGACGTGTCGGATGAAGGCAAGCCGCAGACCGCCGGCTCGTTTCTGACTCGGGAGCAGTGGATCGAACGGTTCAGTGGGCCAGACTCTCCGCTCCTGAGCCCCGCCGGCATGGGTGCATTCGTCCGCATCAACCCATTCGTCGCCAACGACTACTCGGGCGCTGACAAGGCTGTGTCCTCCTATCGCCATGTGCTTGTCGAGATGGATGCGTCAGCCAAGGAAGAGCAGCGCAGGATCCTCGTCGACTCTGGCCTGCCCATCACCGTTCTGATCGATTCAGGCGGAAAGTCCATCCACGCATGGGTCCGCGTCGATGCCGTCGACCGCGCCCAGTGGGACGAGCGTCGGGACATCATCTACAACACCCTTGCCGCCCAGGGCATCGATCCCAAGAACAAGAACCCATCGCGCTACTCGCGCCTGCCCGGCGCCCACCGTTCCGGGGAACGCCAACGCCTGCTGGCCACCCATGTCGGAGCCGAGACCTTCGAGGTGTGGCAGCAGAACCTCGAGCTGGCCAGCGACACCGACACCGCAGTCTCAGTCGATGACCTGATCGCCTTCTCGCCCACCAACGATCCCGACAACCTCGTCGGCAACCGGTGGCTGACCCGCGGCTCCTCCATGATCCTGTCCGGCGGCTCCGGCATCGGTAAGTCATCGCTCCTCATGCAGCTCTGCATGCAGTGGGCAGTCGGCCGTGACTTCTTCGGCATCGGCGGCGAGCGACCGCTCCGCATCGGCGTCGTACAGGCCGAGAACAACACCGGCGACCTCGCAGAAGCATTCCAGGGTGTCGCCAAGGGACTAGGACTCAATCCGGAGGAACACGAGCGTCTGCGGGCCAACCTATCCTTCCGAACCGAGACCGTCCGCACCGGCGCCGCATTCCTCGACTACGCCCGCCGCTTCATCATCAAGTCCAAGCTGGACATGATCATCTGCGACCCGCTCCTGTCCTACTTCGGATCGGATTTATCGAACCAAGAGTCGGTCTCGCTATTCCTCCGCAACCAGCTCCAGCCCATCCTGCAGTCCACCGGCGTCTGTTGGATCTGGATCCATCACATCGCCAAGCCAGCCAAGGAACGCGATGGGGAGCCGCCCACCCTCATGGAGCTGGCCTACTCAGGCTTCGGATCCAGCGAACTGACCAACTGGGCTCGCGAGATCGCTGTCATACAGGAGGTCGGCCACCACACCCCACGCAAGTTCAGGCTCGCGTTCTGCAAGCGTGGCGGCCGCCTCCCACGGGCTGTGCTGCCCATTGCCCATTCAGATCAGGGCATCAACTGGGTTGAGTGGAATCCGCTGGTGTTCCGGCAAGATAGTCAATCCCAAGGCGCTTCTCGAGGACGGCGAGGCGCTCGTCCTGGAGCTCGTCAGAACCAATCAGGAAGCGGTACTTCGAACCAACTTCCGCCTTCAGATCGCTGATCGCCTTCACCTCCTGTCTGATCTCTCCAAGAGTCTTCTCGAAGCTCTGAAAGACGATCTTCCACTCGTTCAGCCGAGTGTTGAACTCCTCCATGCGGGCATAGACCTCGTCCATGTCCTGCTTCAGGACGTTGATCTCGCTGAACGCCTTCTTGGTGATGGTCTTGGTCTTCTTGGACTCCTTCTGCATGTCCCGCATGGATCGAGCCGCCTCGGTCTCCCGATCGTGCTGATCATCCGGCATCCAGTCGCAGCCCCTCCAGGCAGCGTTGTTGCGATCATACCTCAGCACCATGCTGCTGGGATTCCGCATGCTGTTGAACCGTCGAACAGCCTCTTCCAGCGTGCAGCCCAGCAGTTCCATGATGTAGGCCAGAACCTTGGACTGTTCGGGCTCGTGATGATGGGTCGTGGGTGGCATGAGCCGGAAGAGGGCTCGCAGGGTGGTAGTGGTTCCGTTGTGTGTGATGTAGGCCATAGGACCGGCAAGCTGACAGCCAGAGCACATCTAGTCAAGGATGCGTTGAGCTAAGTATTAAGATGTAACCGCCCGCTAAGAACCGGATAGACTGCCCGGGAACTTAATTTAAACGAATGCAATTGTACTATACAAGATGGCTACTCCCCCTAAAGAGGGAGATAACACCTCCCTTCTGGAGGTTACAGCGGGTCCCCCGTCTGCTTCTTGGCTCTTTGAGGCCAAGCGACGGAACCCCGCTGTTGACCCCCCTTGCTATGCTGCATGTGCTGCGTATGGAAATGAGATGAGGAGATGGTCGGTGAGCAGGTGGTGTGGGTAGGTCGGTGGGCAGGTGGTCAGATGGGTGGGTGGCAGATGCCGGGTGCAGTAATGGGGTTGGGTCCATGGTCAGGAATGGCCATTGCTGCGCCGGAAAGGGGCCTAGGGGGCGTTTTGATTGTCGGGATGATAGAGGACAGCGGAAATGGGGCATGGGGGGTTTAAAACGGATTTCCAGATTTCCGAATTTCCGGGAAGCCTATGGGGGGGTCGGAAATGGAAGTGGGCCACCCGAATTTCCAGAGTCTCTATGGGGAATCGAACGCACGAGGAATCCTCGTAGGTTGCCCAGCCCCAGGGGGGGAGTGGCCTACCCCAGGGGAGTACCGGACGTTAACGATAAAGGTTTAACGTTAACCGGTAACGTTAAAGGATAGGGGTATCGGCGGGCTACAGGTTAACGTTGTCGGGATATGGGCAGCAAAAACCCCGGACCCATGTCGGATCCGGGGCGAGCGGGTGGTCTAGGCTATTCCCGGATCAATCCCTTCGGATTCCGCTTGGCGGAGCGTATGGTCGACTTGTCTAGGTTCGTTCCATGATACGTCACGGTATACCAGCCGGGGTGTATCCGCTGGATTCCGACATAGCGCAACAAGTCGTTGTTGGTGGTACCGGCCCACCAAGCGTCGCATGTGTGGATTTGAATGGTTTTCACAATTGAGCGCTAGGGATTAGGCGGCAGATTCGGGAGC